TATATTCTTTTGGGCCTTGTTGAAAATTAGGCTGAACTAAACTAATAAGTTTACGAGACATAGTATAATAACTTCTTTAAGTCACTGTTAAAATAACAGTGTTCGGTTGTATAGTTAACCAGTCTATTGTAGTTGTGCTCAAGGACTAAAGACATTTCTTCTAGCATGATATCCCATTCTTCAAAAGAAAACTCACAAAGTCGTTCTACTTCGTTGACAATTTGTTCTATGCGAGATTCGTCATTTAATTCATTATCATAACTTTCATCAAACCATCTTTCAAATGTTAAAAACCCCATGCTCTTCATGTGTTTAAGAACTCCCGGCCTATTTAAAATGATGAAGGGGTGTTTTGCTAATATTGGTTTTATTTCTTTTTCTGTGAACCCTACAGAACCTTCGTCGGATTTTAGGGCCATTGTACTAGATACTAGACTAAAACAACTTTGTTGATAAAATTTAATCGGTAAAGAATTCATTTGAAATTGATTGATAGCTAAATCAACGTCGTCTATTTGCAACGGCAGCATGTCTTTAAATTTTGAAAATCCAATACGCTGATTATTACTGGTTAATTTTTTCATTGCAACAGTACTTTCGTCGGGCATTACTCCTAAACTAACAAACCCTTGATCCAATAAGTTTTTATAAGAAAGCAAACTTGTTAGCATGATCCTGTGATCTCTACCTCTACGATTTAGTGAAAGGTATTTTTTTGTTTTCTTGATCGGACTATACTTGAAATATTCTAAGTTTATGTCATGTTTAAATCTTTTGTAAACATGATGCACATACATAACTGTTAGTTTATTTTTAGTATTATTTTCTTTTACAAAATTCATGTATTCTTGTTCTATATCTGCTGCGGCAACCATGTAGATAATTTTGTTGAAAGAGATATCTAAAACTTTTTCATAAATTATGTTTAAGAATGATTGTGTGAACGATTCGCATTGATGGTTTAGTATTAAAAAAGCATTTCCTGATTTTAATTCTTGTTGTATCAAAGGATCAAAATCTGCAATAATACTACCAGTGTGTGCTTTCCAATTCCAACTATTAATATCTACGTTAATTAACCATTTTTTTGATAAATCAATTTTATCTAACGATAATATTTTTATTTCTATTCCAAGTTCATTAAAATGGGGCTCTGCAAATTCAACCCAATATGGGTCTTGCCTACGATTCACAGCCGTTATGTTAAACAACTGTGTGTTAACCGGCGTTGAACTTATATCAAGTATCTGAAGTATTTTACTCATAATCAGTACCTTCACCTAGTCTAGGATATATAACTGGTGAAACATCGTGCAAACTATTTACAAAATTGTCAGATAAAACAACTTCATTACAAGTGTTGACAAACTCCAGCGTGAACTTACTAAATTTAATGTCGGTGTAGGTACGTTGTAGAAATTCCAGATGCTCTGCAGGTGTAGGATGATTATCTCTGTATTTCTGTTTTTGCCATTGAACAAAATATTCAGGACGGTGTGGACGAGATTCCCAATCATTGTTAAACACCACATCCATCACGCTGGGTCTAACAGATTCTATAATATCTTTATAAAATCGAAGAATGTAATCAACATGATCTATTTTTTTATCGTTGCTTTGCTCGCTGTCAAACGGAACCATAGACATCAAGTCGTAGTCGCATCCAATATTTTCTAATGCTAGTTTACAACCTTGGACTAAATTTAAATCTCTCATTAAATATCCGTGATGGCACAAATACTTTTTTAAAAATTCTTGGCTGTATTCTGTTTGATGATATAAATTACCAGGCGTAATCCATCCTTGGTTTTTGATAAATCGATCTTCTCTTGTTATATTTGAAAACATGATCATCACAAGATCGTCTGTATTGATTTTATGATGTATAATTGCTTCCATCAATGCTTGAAAAATATAAAAATTGCCGGCTCCTGGTTTGGCGTATATGTAATGATCCGGAATTTCCTTTGCTATTATGTCTGCCCAGGTAGGCCATGAATAGGTAGTAAAACTGCAACCAAATGCAAAAAATCTTTTATACTTTTTAAAATCGATAGAGGAGGTTGAATTCTGCATATCAAATATTTAGTACATAAATATATCATGATAGAATTAAATGCTACTATAACTGCCAATCCGTATTTCTGGAGTCCTAAAGGCACAACATTACTCACTGGCTATTTTGATGGCATTGATAATAAAATATCCTACATCAAATTATTACTAAATTATCCAGTGCCATCTTATGACGGTGTTAATCTGTTCCAATATATCGATAATGAATCGTTAGACAAACTCAGAAATCATAAAACTGTATTAGTATTTGATTCTATATTCGAAGGATTCAGTCCGAATGTTACTCCTATTGCAAAAGCACTTCATGAGAGTTGTATTACTCATAATATAAATCCTAAAAAGGTATTTTACTTTACAGGAAATCTTATTGACGATTTAACTGAAATCAATAGTATTCCAATTTTTGCATTAGATAGCAGTTGTGCCTGGAAAGATACTCCGGTCGGGGGATTAAAGAAAGCCAAAGGTCATTGCTATAAAAATTATGAAAAAGCTATACTTAGCTTGTCTAGAAGAAATCGATCGCATCGAGTATTTGCACACTGTATGCTGTTTAATTCACCATTAGTTGATCACAGTATTATTAGTCAAGATATAGTTAATTACGAGATCAGCAAGTATGCTCTTGAAAAAATGAAAATAACTGATCTTCAATATAAAGATTTTAAAAACAATCTCCCATTGATTGCTGATAAGAAACAGTTTGACGTTAATGATCCATTTAACGCATTGCCCGAATTACATGCTAAAACAGCGTTTAGTATTGTCAATGAGACACTGGCGGACAATTCTAATAATACTACACTGTTCTTTTCAGAAAAATTCTTAAAACCTATTATTAACTTTCAGCCTATGCTGATTTACGGACATCAAGGAATTAATAAAAAATTAAGTCTATTAGGATTTAAAAGTTACGAAAGTTATTTCAATTTAGACTTTGATAACGAACCCGACGACATTATACGATATAAGAAATTATTAGAAAGTGCTTCCGAGGCAGTTAATTTTTTAAAAATAATGTCTCGAGAAGAACAAATAGAATGGCGGTTTAGAAATAAAAAATTGCTGAAATATAATTATAATGTTTTTATTGAAAATATTCATCGAAAACAACAAATAGCATTATTTGAAAAATTAATAAATGCCATTAAATTCTAAGCTGTTTGGCCACACTCAAAGTAAAAATCTTTCAGTTCCGGGAATGTTTCTAAGAAATTGGTGCCGCGTCTTCGATCATATTCCGTGAACCAATTAAAGAAGTCTCTGCGACCTTCTTTTATCTTTTCTGGGGTATAGATAGCTGATTCCATGTATTTTACAACTCTTTCAAATTTAGCATACTCTAAGTCGTTGAATTTACTACGGTTTTTATCGTCTAGATTGGCTAGAATGAAGTCCAGATGTCTTACCATGTACGGCATAAACTTGTCTTTAGGCAAGATATTCATGTCATACTGCAACGGTTCTTTTAAGTAAGGTGTATCAAAGCGCACACGTTGCCATTTATTTTGTTCAAATCCATTGTACTTAACACGCCATTCTAGGATCTTTTCTAATAGACTTTGAAAGTTAGTTACTGTGAGAATATTGAAAGTTATCATAAATGTTATAGGGAGTCGAGTCTTCGTCAAGTATGTGTCTAAATTGCGTTCCCATACTGTTAGATCTAACCCGGTGCGAATATATTCTGCTGGGGCGCCCCAAGTATCCGTGCTTGTGAAAATTTTAAAATCTTTGATACAGTCGTTGGTAATTAAATTATTAACTTTTTCTACCAGTCTATCAATTAATATTGGCTTGACTCCAAAATTAGTATTGATGTTTAATTCAAGATTGGGCAAGGGATTAACTGCTAGGTCATCTAACAGTTTCCATGTGCTAGCTTGTAATAACGGTTCGCCGCCAGTGATACGTAGTATAGTCAATGTCTTGCGTACTTCCGGCCACCAACGCCACCAGGCTTCTACATAGGGATTTGTTTCTTCTTCATGTACTTTGAACCAATCTATGTCGTTGCGATGATTTAATACCATGGTGTATGGTCCATGATCTTTGATCTCTTTGTAGTAACTACTAGAGTGTTTAGGATGACAATACCCGCATTTAAAGTTACACTCGTTGCCAAACGAAATTTCTATATATTGCGGATTAACATTTTGATCCCAATCACCGTCTTTAATTTTTTGAAATCGTTCCGGAGTATAAATTGTGCTGTTACGTTCTTTACGATCCGATACAACATCATCTCCTAGTGCTTCGATGTTCCAACAGTAATTACATCCACTAGGTTTGCCGCCGTTGAGCATTTCAAGACGTTCCATTTTCTTTTGATTGGTGTTATGTAATGCACTCGGATCTATGGTTATTTCATCTAAAGGAATTTTATGAGGTGCAGGATGATAGCAACTATGAGTTTCTCCTGTTTGTAAATAGATAGTCGTGTGGTGCCACTTGGCCATACAGAACGTAGGACTAATCTCGTTCATTATTGGAATAAACTTTTGTATTCTTTTCTTATCGTCCATCAAACTGTTCTCGCAGCCAATTAAAATCATTTATTTTTTTCAATTCTGTTTTATTATTTTTATTTTTTATACCAAATTCTCGGCCTGCAATCGCACCTTCGATTGCGTTAACGTCATCGCCGACTGTACACCATTGAGTTAATCGTATTTGTGTTTCGTTTTCTGTTTGTCGATCAATAAGTCGACTAGACAATTTAACGCATTCTCGAAACGCGGATTTCCAACTATTAAACGGATCTGTGTTAAAAGCGGTAATATTTGAAATATCATTCATAACTTTGAGATTATTAGAAATGCTAGTTGTCATATCAGCTGAGTCGATGCTCATTGCTAACACCTTTTCTCTTGGTAATAATTTAACACCACCGTATCCATATTCTAGATGGTTTACTGGGTTTTGACTACGCCACACATGCACATGATTCCTTTCATACCTAGGAACTAGATAATCAAAATTAAAATTATCTAAAATTACAGCGTCGCCATCTACTACATAAAACATGCTGGTAGTAGCGATTTTAGCTGCTTCGATGTGAGCTTGATGTATTCCAACTACTCCGTGAATACGTTTTGCTCTAGGAAATTTTTCCAGCAGTTTATTAAAATTATCGTCTGCATTAGATTCGTCGAAACTAATAAAAATAATATCATAGTGTTGTTGTAATGGTATAGATGCTGTTGTATTAATTTCTTTTTTTTCTGTAAAAAATCTGTTGTCGAATTCTCTCTGAGAAATTTTTAATTTTTTTGGAAATAAACAAATTCCGTCGAAATTATTACCGTTTTGAAATATATGAACATACATGTCATCCCATTTTGTAGCACGATATCCATTTAAATCAAAGGTTTCGTTGACACATAGATCATCCCATATCACCCAAAACATCTTGGTTAATGCCCGTTCAGATATCTGATTAATATTATTACAATTTTGAATCTGCTGTGAATTAGGAAATCGAGATTTGCATTTATTCCAAAGCTCTACATTGCAGTTGTGTTCACTTACAAAGAATATATCATACATTATCAACTGTCCGATAATATGTTAATCCTAGATTAATAGTCTCGTCATAGAGATCCAATGTAAACTTGCTTTGCGCTGCATCCAGACAAGGATAATCTAGGCCTAGATGAGTTTTCAATCTGTCTCCTAGGTCTTTTATGTCCGTTTCTAAACTACCATGAAGAACATTTTCTTGATATATGTTTTTAAGGATTTCAAAATCTCTAACATCAATATAATTCCAATCGGTGCAGTTGGTCATCCATGTGCCTAATCTTGCACCGTAAACAGCATACAACCCGTTTTCCTCATGGGCGCCTACAGTTGACCACATTCGAAGACGATGAATATTATGCCACCAGATGCGTTCTTTAATTTCTTGTGGCGGCACACGCACTCCATCAAGCAGCGTCATCTTAACACCTTCACGGAATCCTGCTCGCCATGCCTGGAACGGTGATCCTGTAATCACGCTGTCGCTGTAGACCCTTGGAAAATTACGGTATCCATCTTCCCAACAGAAATCTACCTGGCCTCGATCACTTTCTGAATTTTCATGCGTCTTCATATTGAGAACAAAGTCTTTCTTCCAGATTTTTATTCCACCGTTGCCGTATCTAAGCCCATTGATTTTATTTCGACCGCACCACCCGTAGACCTGTATTTTAGGGTCTTTCATATCTAGTTCTAGATTAAAAAACGCAGGATCTACAATGTTGTCGGCGTCAACGGTGATGAACCAATCTGTTTCACTTAATTCTGCTGCGGCTTTGTGTGCATGGTCGCTGCCTTTGACTCCGTGTACACGCTTGGCCCAAGGTACCTTGACACAGAGGTCAGCATAATGCAGATCTGCATTAGGTTCATCATAACTTAAAAACACAATATCAAATTCAATAATTTTCATTTTAGTTCAATCACATAATTTTTAAATAACCGTCTAGTATAAACACTAAAGGTATCATAGGATACGTTTTTAACTGTGACTGTTTTACCTACTAGATCATTTATTTTAACAGAAAACATCTTGTAGATCAAATTAGGATCGTTGTATTCAGTAATTAAAAAGTCCATAACTGTGCTGCCGTCCCAAACAAATTTTCTTTGTTTGTTTGCATCTTTGTATTTTTTGGTTCCGCCAAACTCAGTTGATAGCTGTATTTTTAATGTTTGACTTTTTGCTGTATAGGTAAGATATACATCTGGTTTAGCTATATCGGTATATTGTATCAACGGTATTCTATGTAAAACGTCATCTAATTTATTCAAAGTTTTTGTTTCAGCTATTTCTAAATCGCCCGAATGAATATCTATCTGGCAATGGTGTATCTGTATTTCTGCTGTGATGATTGATAATGCTGTTTCGCTATCTATTTCAACCACACATGCTTCATTCGGAAAGGCATAATCAGGACCTACACTGATTACTGCACCTGTTAGTTGATCATACACAGCCACATATTTCACTGGTGCTGGCTTGTACTCAGCTAACCACTTGTCAAAATCTTCTACGGTTTCCATGCGATTTCCTCTAGATTGTTTATCATTTCTGTGTTTATTTTATCTTTTTCCACATAGTGTACTATATCATACTGTTGATAGTTCCCTATTTTCAATTGTCCTTTTTTGTTGAAATAAAATCCCACATGGTCACTCCATGTATCTGCAGGCCATGGCCAATTCTGTAACATGGGTTTCATATGTGCTATTCTAGGAAATTCTAATTCATACGCTATGTCGTCTGAGATGCCTAGTATATCTGCAGACAATGCAAATGCTTCATCAGTACCTAAGACTTTTGGTTTGAAATTATTCAAGAACATGTTTGAAAATTCTATGGGATTTTTAATTATGCTCCTGCCTAGATCAAAAAATTCTCTGGCCATTTGAGAATCCTTGCTAAAAAAAGTCCACATAGAATATAAATTCGGAAGATTGTTTTTATCAAAGGCTTTTCTGTAAGTGCGGTCGACTACAGTATCACCTCTGTAAGTGAACACTTGATTTGCAACATACAATTCACTGTTATCAACAAAATAATCAATCCAGTGGCTGTGGTCTTGTAAAAATATCATATCAGCATCTAAACATACTGTGTGATCAAACGGAGTAAGCTGATCCATCCAGCTACGACCGTCCCAAAATGTTTCTTGGCTCCATTCTATCACATGATCAAACACCCACGGGCTGGTAAGTTTTTCTATTTTTGTTTTATCATCTATCACGATCGCTACTCGATCGTAACCTTCTCGTTGTGTGTTTTTTATACTCAGTGCCAGGCCGTAGGCCAGCTGTAGATAATCAATAGACTCGTGTTCTGCAACAATTAGCAAATATCCGAAGTTCATATTAACTCCAATAACGCCTGTTTGTTTCTAATCACACTTTGCTTGTTCATGATATGTATGTCTATGTTAGATATAGCAGCAGCACAATACGAGTTGGTCAATTTATGATCTACAAGAAATGTCAGAGTGTTACCATTAACACCATGCAGGATATCCTTGTCCAAGGCTGATAATACCGGAGGCAATGATAATACGTCATCCTGTTGATAGCCATCTAATATATGTTTAGCCACACTAAAGGCAATGTCATTTCTAAATTGACGACAGTCAAATCTAAACACATCGGCAAATTGAGAGTAATTTTCTTTGACATAATTTACTGTGTCAAAAAACAATTTGGCATTTGCATTCTTTGAAAACATCACTGTGGTAGCCCAATACATTTTGACGCCTGTGTCACTCACGTGCCTGTCTAGGTATCCTACACGAGAATCATCATAGATATCGTTGATAGCACTTCCTAGCATGACATCTGCATCAACATTCCAATATTCTCCAAGACTGTTTGACAAGATAAAAAAATCACTGTCTATTAATAATGTTCTATCGTAGGGGGTAAGATCATATGCTGTACTTCTGTTGGTGTTTATAAACGGAATCATCTGACCGGTTTGACCGTCATGCAGGCGTCTTTGATTATCAGTGGTAGGTCTGTCAACCACGATAATATGATCAAACACGGTCTCGGCCTGATTAAAAATATTTGATTCCTTCATCCATGCAATAGTAGATGCATCGGTAATCAACGAAACTGGAACCTGCAAATTTTTCTTAGCCAGCCCCCCAGCTATTACCGACATTAATGCATAATCGACTGTGCGATTATTGTGTGCATAGAGTAGTATTCCCTGTGTCATTGCGATATTAGTTTTTCCACAGATCTACTTTTTTTAATCTTTTGATGTTGTTCAAAATATTCATTAGTAACTTCAAAATATCTGCGGAAAATCTCATCACGAAATTCTTCGAGGTCATCTACTAGCACAGGATTTTCATTGGCATCTAACAGAATCACTCCGGATGTTCTATCCTTGGCGCACAGCATGTCTACAAAAGTCAAAAGAGTTCTATCGATTCGAAACAGGCCGCCATTGAATCCATAGGTTAGTTTGGCTGACATACGTTCTTTGAGAACTTTTTTTTGAATAGAAAAGGTCTGTTGATAGTTGGCAAAATCCAGAGCTTGTTTAAGCTGTTGGTCCATGAGTTCTCCTTGATAAACTACGTAGTTTATTTATAGATGAACTAGAACCTGGGAAAAATTAATTAACTGCCGGTTACTGCGCCTATGGCAATAATTGGTTGAGGCACTGTAAAGTTTAAGCTTCCAGGCACCATAATACCTGTGGCATACAGTGAAGAAACATTCACAGTCAGCGTACCATCCACTAAATCTCCAGGGGGGAAATTCGCTGCTGTTTGAGTTTGGACTCCTGCAGGTGGTACTCCGACTCCTGGATCAACATATGGGTCTGTGAATAGCACCCGAATCTCTAATTGGCTTGCAGAGCCTCCACTGTTACTGGGTTGGTCAACACATCTAGCCTGCAATTGATAGGTGTTAGATCCATAAGGGCTTGATGCGGTGGCTGTGTAGTAGGTTTGAAATGTGCTGGTAGTTTTATACCAATTTGTGCCATCATTGGGTGATGTTCCTGTACTCGGGGTCGCGGCACCGAAACTCTGAGTACCGGCCGAACTCAATAAACTAGTCCACGATGTATTTTGATTAGTTGCAGCGCCGCCGGATCTAGATGCACTGATTCGGACTTTGCCGCCACTGTTGAACCAATATCTGGCATCATTGGAATTTGACCAATAGATCTGTATGGTACACACACATTGAGATAACCACGAAGTTGTTTTACTTGATGACACAACTCCAGTGGTGGCGGACTCGCCAGCTGCTACTAAAAATCTATAAGTGATTAAATCATCTGCCCATGCATCATACTGGCGTTGGGGCACATCCAGTGTGCCGGTGTCTGGGGTAAAGCTCGAAGTATACCTTATTGTGCCACCTTCAGAGACCACAGCAGTGGTTGGATTAGATCCGTTTTGATGCTTGTAGGCGTTGATAATATCATATCTGAGATTGGCCCATTCGTTGATGGTGACTTTGCTGTCATCGGTGACTGCCGTTGATTGAATCCGTGCCTGCTGACCGTAACCAAAATTACCTGATCCGAATCCCAAGACCCCAATTACCTTGTCTCTGATTGCGTTATAATCTACTTTAAGAATTTTACTGTTAACTGCTGGCATGAGATTATTTAAGTCCTTAACTGCCTGTTATACTAGAAAGTGAATACGATGGGCTGGTTATAGAAAAAGTACCAGAAGGTTGTAATTGCCCGGATGCTTTGAGTTCAGATACAGATATGGTCAAGGTGCCGTTGACAACGTCGTTTGGCGCAAAGGTTGGCGGGCCGGGATTAGCTGTGTCCGGATCAATGTAGCTATCTAAAAGTGTCACACGTATTTCTAACTGCGTGGCTGTTCCAGTGGAATTGTTTGATACATTGGTTCTGGCTTCAAGTTTGTAACTGTTGGCAGAATAAGAACTGCTCAAGAAATTTTGATAATAGGTCTGATAAGAATTTGTCATTGTATAGTAATTAACTGCAGGGTCAGTGTCGGCACCAAATCCCTGCGTGCCAACTGAGCTTAGAAAATTAACCCAAGCAGTGATCTGTGGTGATATTGCTGCTCCTACTAGAGACGAAGTTAATCTTATTTTGCCGCCGCTGTTGAAAAAATATCTGCCTTGATTAGCATCACCAAATGTCACTGTTAGTGTTGCCTGTGCCTGCGTGGACCACGGTGTGCTATATGTTTGGCTGGCTTTGGCAGCGACTATAGATTGGCTTCCGGCTATGAGAAACCTTTTTGCACTGGCATCATTTAATAGTATATCATAATTGGTATTCGGTGAATTAGCTCCAAACCCTATAGGATCGCCTACATTAACATTCACTACCGGAGGAATGGTTCCATCTTGATGAAATTTAATATTAATAATATCAAATTTAATTAGATCCCATTGTGCTTTGGTAATTGTGTTGCCAGAAAACACGTCGGAACTTTGTATAGTTTGTCCGTAGCCTAGTGTGCCAGAACCTGTGCCTATCATTGTTTCTGCTTTGTTTTGTATAGCTACATATTGTGCAGCAAAGACGTTGGTTCCTAAAGTCATTATAACACCAATGCTTCTATTACGCTAATATTATCTGATCCAGTTGACTCTAGTGCTACTGCAAACACATTGGCATAATTGCCATGTGCGGCAATTGCTGCGCCTCTAGGGCCAGCTACCAACCGATCACCTTTTCTAACTGAACCATATACCTTGCATGGTACACGACCTTTTAGAGCGATATAAGTGCCGCCTTGTAATTCACTGTTCATCATGTAAGCTGGGTTGGCAGATACCACTCCAACAGCACGAGTGTTGACATCTGCAGCAGTAACTTCTTTTTCGCCGCCTATCATCACCACTGTGCCAACTTCGTATTCTTGATCAGCAAGATATTTTTCTGCTAGGTCAGCGTATCGAGCAGCTGTGGCTGTGCCATTAAAGATGTTAGCTGTGATGTTACCGCTGACATCCCTAGCAGCTATGCTGTAAGCAGTGGCTGTGAGTCTAGCAGTTCTGTATTGAGTACTGGCTGTGCCATCTGACCACGCTGGGTCAACTCTAGCATCAGTGCGGTCAATAAACGTACGGTCTACGTTGTCTGCTATGCCCACAAATTGGTTAGCTAATATGTTACCGCTGGAATTACGTATAGTCACTGTGGCTATTGCCGACCCAGGCACAGTGGCGCTGGAAGCCAATCCGTTTAGGGTGCCGGCATCTGCGGCTGTGGCAGATGATCCTGTGATAGATCCAGTTAATGTGCCTACAATATTAGCACCAGCAAATCCTATCTGCTTGGTAGCAGCATTGATCATGATATCATTATCATTGGCCAGCACATTGCCTTTGTGACTGCCGGTTGTATTTCCTGTAACTGCACCTACCAAAGAGCCAGTAAATATATTAGCATGGACATTGCTCCATCGCAAGTCTGAAGTTCCTAACGTATAAGAACCACCAACTCCGGGAACTAGTCCTGTGGAGGTTATAACAGCTATGTCTCTTTCATCCGTAGTCTCAGTAACTGTGATTCTAAATGTAATTTCGTTACCTAAGCGATTTTCAACTACAACTTGATTTCCGCCTTCTACTCGTATTCTAAGATCGTTACCATCACCTACTTGCAGGCCGGGATCTTTGAAACTGACTTCTGACGTAAATGAGCTTTCGCCTGTTTTAATATATTGGTCGGCTGTGAAGCCGCCTAGTTTAGCGGCGTTACTAGCAGTACCCCAAAAGGTAAAATCATCAGTGGACACACCAGTTTGTGATTTGGCCAATGTAACGCCTTTCTTTATGACTGTAAAATCATCTATGGCATTTTTACTGTTGTCGAGAGTGAATGCAGTCTTGCTGATCACTGCAATAGTTTTGCTATCAGATATGACCTTTAATATAGTATGTGGGCCTTCTGCGGTGCCTATGGTTCCATAGACCACTGCTGGACTAATCGTCGAAGTTCCTAGATCCGGACTAGAAATCGGACCGATTAGAGTGAATGCTGTACCGTTGTATGTGTATAATTGTTTAGCTCCGGTATCCCACCAAAAATCGCCTGCGGCTAGACCGCTGGGTGCGGATGCGCTGGCTTCGGCGCCGCTGGCTACTTTGAACCTAGTTCCATCATAGAATTTGAGTTTTTTAGTAGAGGTATCGAACCAGATTTGACCAGTAATAGATTTAGGAGGTGCTGTGGTGTTGGCGAAATTTTCTAATAGATGCACAAAATTTTCATTCTGTACTTCACCGTAACCTGCGTAATTCTTACCAACTAATCTTAGATCAGTAGTGGTGTCGATGGTGCCGTCAGCTACTGACGTTAAAAATACACCGTTGAATTTGTTGACTTCATATGCCATGCTGTTAGCCCCTAATATCTTGTATTTATTGCTGTCATACTATACGAGCTGCTGCGGCTTCACGCTGTTGCTCAAGTTGTATGTATTCTGCATCTGATAGACTGGTGGCGATATTCAGTGCTTTCTGTCTAATATGCCTTAAAACTTTCCAATCTGTGCTGTTTAAAAATTCACGCTCTTGTCCGTTGGCAACATCTGCTACTTTTTGCGCTGTAATAGCAGAGCTTACCGCAGTAACAGATCTGCTAGGTACATCAAAATAATGTGTTTGAGCTGCTATTTGGGCAGCTTGTGCATCTGTAATTTCTACTACTGTAACTGAGCCCGGTACATTGGGCTGGTAATTTAATACACCAACTACTAGATTATTTTCTATACAAACGTAATTCATGATTAACTCCAAATGGCCAAATAGTTGGCTGCAGGTGTGCTTCGTTGTTCTGTGTTCTGCACATAGACTCTGATCCTATCACCGAGATACGAATATGTACATCGCATTGAATCATCGCCGTTGACACCGCCAGCATAATGAATTACATGGATAGACGGAATGAAAGCTACAATATTTCCCATGCTTTTTCCCGCCGGGGGGAACACATCAAAGAAGTTAGCACCATCGTTGAATGATCCAACTTGATTGGTAAATCCCGATGTGCTGTATTGTGCTCCACTGACAATAGTATACTGAGGCAATCTGCTGTCTACATAAGTTTTAGTGGTGGCGTGATTGCCATTCACAGGAGCGCCAACTAATGTTAGATACCCTGTCATAGTGCTGCCTGCCAGTGCCACTTTAGTAGCGTCAGTAGCTACAATTGTTATATCTTGTGTGCCATTGAACGATACCCCGTTGATGTTTCTTGCAGTTTGTAATTGTGTTGCGGTAGAAGCATTACCTGTAACTGCTCCTACGAGATTAGCTGTGATCGTACCTGCTGAAAAATTGCCGCTGGCATCACGTGCTACAACTTTACTAGCGGTGTTAGTTGTGGTAGCATCTACTGAAATTGTTGCCGGAATATTACCATCAAATAAACTTAAACTACCACTAGTGGTGGTGTTTATCATATTCAAATAACTACCTTTGGTTAGAGATTCTTGAGCAATCGTCTGCCATGCTAGTCCACCTGCCTGTGCAGTAAGCACAGTACCAGATGCTCCCAGGCCTAACATGGTAGTGGCGCCAGCTGCTGTTTGATAAGGAATAGCGCCAAGGCCGCCGCCTGGAAGATTAGTAGCTGTGGTTGCTAGGGTAGCTGTGGTAGCGTTACCAAAAAAGTTATTGGCATACACACTGTTAAATTTGTATCCTGTGATACCGAGATTGGTGGTGTTGTCGCCTGTTATAGCCGGAGCATTTGGTCCACCGAGGCTCAAAGAAGTTGCAGAATCTACAAAGTTAATATCAGGTCCGCTGCCACCCATATCAAAATTCAATCGACCAGTGGTTGATCTAATTGTGGGGACACTGGAGTCTACAAATACTCTCAGTTGTGTTCCGCTGCCTAGAAATATTCCACTGTCATTGACATTTAGAGAACTTAGTGTACCTACCTGTGTCAGGCCGCTTAGTGTCACAGAATTATTAATAGCATTTCCTGTTAATGTTTCTGCACTAGCCGATACCGTGATACTGTTAGATCCATCAAAATTTACACCGTTTATAGTTCGCGCAGTAGCCAATCTTGTAGCGGTAGCTGCATTACCTGACAAAGTAGCTCCGATAAATTGATTAGCCTGTACTGTGTTGAATACACTGGTTCCGCTAGCAGCAGTAACATTGCCAGTTAGATCACCTATAAATGTAGCTGTAATAGTACCTGCCGAAAATCCACCTTCTGAATTTCTTGCTACTAGCTTTCCTATAACGTTGGAAGATGTTGCGTCAACACTCCATGTAGTTTCTGAACTACCGTTAAAATCAGCACCAGCAATATAAGTGCCTTTTTTCAATAGATTAGTAGTGTTAGCGGTCACTGTGACGTCGGATGAAGCATTAAATGGCACGCCATTAATCAATCTTGCAGTGGCCAATTGATCTGCTGTGGCAGCGTTGCCTGTTATGCTGCCATTGATCTTGGCTGTGGCAGATAAATTAATTCCCGCCTGCAAGGCATTGCCGAATCCAGCGACTGAATTGCTGGGATTTATAACAAACGCAGCAGCAGTACAGATAGCAAATACAGAACCATTGGTTTCTAAAAAGATCACAGGCTGAGGATCGCCTGCTGTATTATCTAAAGAGCCAGCTCTGGCTCTAGTGGATCCAAATCCTTCCACAGCCTCAGGTCCTATAAATCTCCATTCTGTACCAGTATATACATATAATTGATTAATAGGAGTTTTTAACCATAGAGCACCGGAGTTGGTATTAGGTGGGGCTGATGAACTTAGTGTAGCCGATCCAATAGGATTCCAATTTGATCCATCATAGGCATATGCCGTATCGTCTGTGGTATTAAACCATATCTGCCCAGGCAACGGTCTCGAAGGAGGAGCTGTGTTGGCAAAATTTTCTAAGAGAAATACAAAATTTTCATTCTGTGTTTCACCGTAGCCCACATAGTTCCTGCCCACTAGACCCAGACTGGTGGTGGTATCTATAGTGCCGTCATCCAACACTACTAATTGTACCCCATTAAACTTGTTAATTACATAGGCCATTTATGCCGCTCCTGGTTCATTATGGTGGTAAACTGGTATCTGATTGCCATGCCCACACACCACCTACTATTTGAAACAATTTAATAATTCTTGTCACAGACACACTGGCTGCTGAGATAGTGGCTGTTGGAAAACTTATGTTGGTAATAGCCAAACTGCTAGCGCCGCCAAGAGTAGTTAAGAATGCTGCTGTTGAGAATGCCGGAGGCAGTGAGTTTATTTCTAGACTCTGTGCATTATTGCTGATCAAACTGCATAATATTCTTGCATAGGTTCCTGTGCGATATTCACCTACCGGAGCAAGATTATTTAATATGCTAGCAATTATATATGTGTTTGATTTTCCATCGGAAAGATCAATGCTGAAAATTAACGGTCTTGATTCTACTCTGTTATCTGTATATTCTTTAGTAGCAGCATCTTGGGCAGCTGTGGGATCTGCCATGCCGATAATCCTTGGGCTACCGATCAAAGAAACATTGCCAGTGCCATCTGGTTCTAATTCAATATCAAAGTTAGTTGATACTGTAGAGATCCTATGGTTTTCTAATCTCAGTTGTGTTACGGCCGGAGCACCCGGGCCAACGTTTACTACATTTTGTGTACCAAATGAGCTCACCCCGGGAATACTGGTAATAGCAGAACCTAAGCTGTTTCCATCAATGACTTTTGTACCGCCTATGTATACCGCTTTACCTGATGCTAGATTCAATGTTTCAGAAATGTCTAACCAATTGCTGCTATTACTATAAGCAATGATTTTATCAGTGGTGCCTTTGATGGTTATGCCTGCACCGTCAGCTGTGCTGTTGGTGGGGCTGGTAACATTGGCAATAATAATATTTTTATCTTCTACTGTGAAAATACTGGTGTTTAGTGTAGTGGTAGTTCCTTCTACTGTGAGATTTCCGTTTACTACCAGATTTCCACCGAGATTAATGGTGCTAGAAGATTCTGTAGGATATAGTCCAATAGTCCTTGCATTTGAATTTATTACTATTGCGTTTTCTTGAGTATCTGCTCTATTCACGCTTAACGTAATATTTTTATTACTTGCGGAATTGGCTAAATTTACATTACCATCTGTAACAAACAACGATCCTTGGTTGGCTGACCCAAAGATTAATCCCGAGTCAACAGTAATTTGTAATTGTCCGTTGATTGCATTAGCAGTATCAGTGCGAACATAGGTAGTAGCAGATGCGCCTCCGAGGCTGTCACTGTTGGTGCAGGTGGCACGTATTTTAAAATTAGCCAATGTTCCTGCATTAAACCCAGGTTCGATGCTGCCTGTATAGCCAATAATAGCTATTTTTGGCG